ATGAGAGCGATAGGTATTATTTTGGCTGGCGGTAATAATAACCGCATGAGAGAATTATCAAATAAGAGGGCAATCGCAGCAATGCCGATTGCCGGAAGCTACAGAAGTATCGACTTCGCACTGAGCAACATGGCGAGTTCTCATATTCAGAGAGTTGCTGTTCTGACACAGTACAATGCCCGTTCTCTGAATGAACATTTAAGCTCTTCCAAATGGTGGGATTTCGGAAGAAAACAGGGTGGTCTCTTTGTATTTACACCTACGATCACAAAAGAGAACAGTCTGTGGTATCAGGGAACAGCAACATCCGGGCCTTTCTGTGGCCAAGGCCGAGAAGTTGTAAAATAATCTTTAGCCCAAGAAGGCCTGGAAAGACCCATCAAAAAAGAAGGAGTCCCGGTCAGTTGAGACAAATCAACGGCTTCATTCAAATCCTGATCCCGGAAATATTCATTCCAAATCATATAATATGCCAGAAATGGCAAAGAATTGACAGTAAAAGATTTGCCATTTTGAAGCATTTGAACCGGAATACCAAAAGCGTCAGCTAAAGCACCGACAGGCGAATTGGTAGCATTAAGCGTGAGAGTAGGAAGTAAGCTTGTATCTGTACCATCAGGACCACCTGTAATGAAATCTTCAAAACCAGACCAAAGTACACGCGAAGGCACAAAAAAACTTGAAAGATGCAAGTAGACAGGATGCATTACAGGAACGACCATCGGAGCGAGACGCAAAAAAACAGAGGTCGAAAACTGTATGCTATCGCCCGGAAGAACTTCAAACAAATTTACGGGATAAAGATAACCGAGTTTGAAAGTGCAATTATGAAAATTTGACAAGTTGAATTTAGCACGCTTTTTCATATTTTATCTCTCTGATTAAATATCTTTTGTTTAGCCTCTAAAATAGAATATTTATCATCATCTAATGATACCAAATAATCTACAAAAGGCTTATCTGATTCTTGAGATTCAACAAGTAAAGAATACACAGAGTCGATATATTTTGAACTATCGAACAACTCACCTCGCAATTTTTCAATTCTCAAAGAAAGATAGCGACCAATGGGCCACTTTTTGCCATCAATTCTTAGTTCTTTACCGACATTTACATCACTAATGTTAGCTTTCTTTAAAGTAGCAACAATAGCGTCAGCAGCATCGGAACCAATACCGGGCTTACGAGACATCAACGCGAAAGAATCATCATCAGAAGTCATCTTTTTTGTGATATAGCCCGCTACATATTGAATAGATTTACGAGAAACTTCACCAACGTGCACAATACCCCGACACCAAGTACGAAAAAGTACAGTATCAAGGCGAGCAGGACGAACATTAGTAGCAGGTCCACTTTGTCCATTCCAAAGAAACCACTCAGAATCTAGTTCTTCTGGGGAGACACCGAAGAGAATGGCGTGGTAATGTGGCCTTCTGCTTCTTGTTCCGTACTCTCCGCACGCGTAGAAGCGAATTTTCCGTCCTTCTCGTAAATCAAATAGTTTCCGTATTCGTTTGAGCCAAAGTTGAAAGTCTCTTTTTGAGAGGCTTTGCACGCCATCAACAACAGGGACATGCTCAGAATCATAAGTAAGAGTGACAAAAGACGCTTTTTCATGTTGTCTTAACTCCATCATTAAACGTAAAGTCCAAACTCGACGCTTATTAATGCGACAATGCAAACATTGACCACACGGAACTGGCAAGCCCATCTGCCTTTCCGAGAAGTCACCATTCGGGCCCAAGCGAAGTAATTTTCCGCTTGGGTCACGAATGAAGGGATTACGGCACATCACATGCGCCAGACTTTACGCTCAGAAGCGAGTACCCACTCGACGAGCGAAAACGTTGAGACGACGACGACGACGAGAACGACGACGAGAACGAGAACGAGCACGACGACGATATGCCATGAGAATCTCCTTTAAAAGTTATGGTTTAAGTTAAAAAATGACCTAAAAAAAGGGCTTGCCGTTTCCGACAAACCCAATGTCCCATAATGGGAATTATGTGTCAAGATTTTATAAACTAATAGCCCAAATAATCTCTAATGCGCTTTCCTTTACGATATTCACCAAAAATCAAATCGTAATATTCACCATCTCTTCTATGAGAGTCTTCAATAGGGAGAAAATTTGCCAAATAAGGCAAAACATTATTACGGAAAGACCACTGTAAACCAGAGAGGAAAGCAGCATCCATAGCATCCGCGGATTCTTCAGTAGGAAGAGGAGTACGGCCAGTTCTGGTTTTATAAAAACGAACATCAGGAGGACTACCGGCTTGAACAGAAGGGAGTCCGGCGAGAGAAGTAACGACTTCCGATATTTCAGGGGTAGTTTGTCCGGTTGCATAACTCTCACTTTGCCCATCAATTACACCACCTGAACCACCGGGCATAGCCGGTGGCAAACCTGTTTTTCTTAAGGCATTAGTTGAGAGAGCAAAGTTACGAAAAATTTCAGAGTTTGCCAAGCGAATCTGAGCATCATTCATTCGACGCTTTTGATTCAAATCTTCGAGCGCAGCCATGTCTTGAATCGCATCACGAACATCTTGTTTGTCGCGTTCTTCTTTCGTCATTTTCGCTTGTTGAGCACGCTCATAACCTTGACCAAAATGGGCAGCGGCATCCGAAATGCCGAAGTCGCCAGTGTAACCGCCAGAGGGAGAATAACCTTGAGTGGAAGCACCGAGAGCATAGAGCGGATGAATACCAGCACGCTTCGCATCTTCAACTTTCCAGCGAATGCCGTTCTGCGCAAACTCTTTCTGTGCTTCATAATTCATACCAGCGACGGACTGAGCATTATTAGCACCGATAAGACCGCCAGCGATTGAACCAACTGCACCAATCGCACTACCGATAGCAGAACCTAATCCCATAACTACCTCTTCTTACAAACTATTCTTGACTTGTCAGACCATACAGCTTTCCGATTATTGCGTGCTCCCGCTTTACCTGTTCGACGCAATGCGAACATAACAGCTCGGCGAGCTCGGCGTCTGACACAGACGAGAGCGTTTTTGGGATTACGAAATGCAATCCGCACTTGCGGCTGCATGTCTTTTCCTTGCATATCAGACTTACGGATATGCTGCCATTCCGTCTCGGCGACCGAGCCGCTTGTATCTCGATAGACTGGCCCAACTTGGTTGTCATTGACAAAGTTACTGGCGTCATGTCTTAAATCCTCAATTTGTCGGTTAATAATTGACCTGAGAGATTCAGGTTTCACAAAACGCCGCGGCAAGAGCCGCGAGCGACCCGGAAAAGGGTCGCGCATTTGTGCGAGAGTTCTTCTACTCGTAGAATCAAGGTGTACTCTGGAGTCTGACCTGTCTTTTCTTCTCTTTGACTTTTTAGCCATGTGGTTCTCTCCGAGAGCCACCGGACACTCGTGTTGGTGTCCGGTGTCACTCAGCACAGTACATAACAAGGGAGTACTGTGCTGGAGCTTATTTTGCCCTTGGAGAGCATTGGCAGGATAGCCAATGCTCTCCGGCGGGCTCATTCTTCAACTGATTCCTTAGGATTTTCTTGAACTTTTTGTTCAGCTTTTTCTTTAGCTTTTTCCCTTATTTCTTTTGCAGAAACATAATCAGAAACATCATCAGGAACAGTATATTGCGTGTTTTCAGTAAACAAATCAGATTCGTTTTCATACGAAAAATCGTTCAAATCTTCTGCCAAATCCGCTTCATCAACAATAACGTCTTCGGCATCTTTTTGCTGTTGCAAAATGATAGCACGCATTCGCTCAAAGATAGAAGGCGTACGCTTCATATTGGCAAGGGGAATTTCGATAGGAGTATTGTCAAGAACTTCACGACCACGCATGTCAAGACTACCAGTCTTAATCAAAGTATCCATTTTAAAGCTCCACTTTTAAAGTTTTACATAGGATTTCCGTTCTTAGAAACAAGACGCTTGGCAATGATATTGTTCTTCACCATAGCGTAACATTGGTCAGAATTTTTTTCATTAACTTGGAAAATTCTATCGGTAGGCATACATGTAACAAAATCACCATTAAGAGTTGGACGAGATGCAAAAATACGTGCCATGGTCCAGTAATCTTGATTGGTTCTGAATTCACCAGTAATGATATTCACGCCACGACGATATTCGTCATAACGATTCTGATAGCCGAAAGTAGCTTTATCTTGCGCAGTATCGCCGTCAGCGTAAACCTCAGAATTACGAATTTCTTGTTGACCGATATGTTCGTATTCTTTTTGCCAGAAATCAAAACGATTTTCTTTTGACCAGAGCCGTTCCAAACCTTGACTATAAACAGGAATGGGACGAACAGTAAGAAGAGACATAACGTAACCATGTTCAGGTATAAAACGACGAATGCGACGGCCCTTTGTTGCGCCAATACCATGACCATACATATCACCAACACCTGAACGCTCGGCATCGGAAGAAGTTTGAAGAACTTCGGAAAATTGAACAGGAGCAGAGAAGCCGCCAAGATACTCAGGAAGCTGCAAACGAGCGTCTTGCGGTCTTACACCGAGATAGCGCAGTAAGTCTTCATAACGTGAACCAAACATCGAGCGATGTTCTTCAAATCGTTGAAGAGCGAAGGCTTCACGCAAATCATTAATATTAACAGAACCAAGTTCCGGATTACCGGAAGAATAGTCAATAGATGTCTGAGCACTCAAATTGGGGTTAAGCCAAGTAAGAGAATCTCCAACGGTAGCCTCGTTAATGGTAGGATCACCAGCAGAGCCAGAAGTATAACGCAAAGAACCAGCAAGCACCTGAGCTGTGTTTCTTTGAAAAAGAGGAGCGCCAGAAGGCGAAATAGTTGTTTTAGCGGTGATGGAAGGCTCACCCGCAGCTGTGAGATTAACGGGAACAG